TAATCGTAGCTGGATACCCACTGCATCAGTACCAAGTAAACAATATGTGTCAGGGTTATCCACAGTCCAACAGCTACGACACTCAGGACCGTAAGGACTATCACGTCCTGGTATGTTAGCCATATTCGGCGCTTGGTGTGACATGCGATGAGTGCCGCTGCCAATGCTAAAGACGCTACCATGCACACGATTATCAGAAGTAAGACCATCGAACCATCCTTCTATCTCATTACTCCGGCTACTACACATAGCATACTCACCTAGATAACGTAATGCTTGAGGTGCATCGTTGTATATAGTCTCTAAGTTCTCGTCGCATAGCTGCCATGTACGGGCTGACTTCTCTTCGAACTCCTCAACTGTCAGCTTCTTCTGTCTTCGTAAGTCAAGTAGCTTACGATAGTATTTAGTACGTACCTTTGGGTCCCAGTATCCTTCAAGACGCTCTAGTTTCTGCCTCGGTGAGTTGAGGTTGAACTCTTGCCACTTAATTCTAGTCATTGGGCCAGCCGCAGTACTCCAATTTTTTCCTAGGAATTTTAGGCCCACGGTTGAGAGATCGCCGTTCTTTTTATAACGTGGCTTCACCACACTCACTGGCTTGGCAATAGGCTTCAACTCTTCTAAGATAATACGTTCTAATTCTTGCGCACGGGATTTAACTAGGGTGAAAAGCTTGTGCGCTTTAGGTACATCGAGTGCGAACCCATGTTCCTTCTGGTTTTCAAGGAGATGCTGAACAGCATGTTCAATCTGTTCCGATAACCTTGACCCCCGCTTTCCACCCTCTAATTTTAGGGCAACCGCTACCCGATAGGTCAACTCGACATCGTTGTCGCAGTAACCTAACATCTCCTCACTGTACTCATCCCACTCATCGTGGTCACCCTTAGAGAAGTCGAGTATCCTTCCCCAATTGGCAAGGCTGTGTCCACCTTCACGGTTGGAGTTCTGTAAACGAGAGATAAGTAGTGTGTCCCATACTCGGGACGGTTTTATTTTTACACCTAGTATCTTACGTAGTACGCGCAGATCATAAGCTACAAAGTTATGGCCTACCCATTCATCTACTCCCTCGGCAAACTCTTCGAACTGGTCCAATGTGTCAGGTGTGAAGTAAGTCTTGTCACCTGTATCCCATTCCTTACACACTATACACCATACAGTGTCTACCTTTGGAAGTAAGCCGTTAGTCTCTACGTCACAGACTACTCTTCTTCTTTCACTCGTCATCTTCCTTCTCCGTCTCTGTTAATCTTCCAGTAAATTCATTGTATAACAGATAGGATGATGGTCCAGTCTTACCACTGAACCTGTTCTTTAACACTCTAATGTGTGTAGTGTTTCGTATCTTGGCATCCACGTTTTGTCCGTCTCGTTCCAAACCAAGAGCAATGTTGGCGAGTTGCCCAACCCCTGCCGTGCCTCGTATATCTGCGAGACTAGCCTTGCCGCCTTCTTCGAGTGGCTTCCCTGTTTGGCGCTTAGTATGGATGACAGCAACGAGGTTATAGTCGAGAGAGACACACTGTGCCTTAAGTTTGTGTGCGATTTCATCTAACATTTTCCTCTCGTCTGATGGATTGTCCGACACCATGAAGCTGATGTGGTCAAGGAAGATACTCCGACAATCACATCCCTGTACTAAATAGGCTATCTTATCATTAATATATTCAATGTTATTACTAGCCCACCGTGTATCCATCGCTACGATACGCTCCGTACCCCATGTTGCTTCAAACCCTGACTTCATTTCGTCAGATGTGACGTGAGTATCAGGTAAATGAATGGGCTTATCAAGAGAGAGACTAACCAGGCCTTTACCTGTCTCTCTCATTGTCTCTTCGAGCATGATTAGGCCCACCTTGTCCTCGTAGTTATTGAGTAGATGATACGCTGTCTCTTTGATAAAGCTTGTCTTACCTACACCAGCACCAGCCGTGACCACTGTCATCTCACTAGTACGCATACCATAAGTCTTATCGTTTAAGGCAGCCCACGGATAGTCAAAGCTAGTGAACTGGTCTTCCTTCGTGATGAAATCCCACATCCGTGAACCGGTGATGATATCCTCAGGTTGATACGTTTCCTCAGTTGATCTCCACCATAAGTTAACGAACTCCTTGCCATCGTTGTTCTCAAGATACTCGCCCGCATCCTTTCTCTGGAGATTCATGACGTGTGCTTTCTTAGGGAACAAACTGGCAACGGAATGGGAGGCCTCTTGACCGGGATCATCGTTGTCAAAAGCTAACACTATGTTATCAAAGGAGTTGAGCCATTCAAAGCACCGCTTCACATCACGGTATGCTCCTTGTGCTCCATTCTTAATCGACACTACTGGGTACTTAGACCCCATCATCTGATAGACAGAGAGACAATCGATCTCTCCTTCTGTTACGGTAATGAACTTACCACCACCGTTGAACTTGGATTGCCCGAAAAGAACAGCCTTGTTGATGTTACCCTTAGAATGAATAGACTTAGGCACCTCTCGTATCTTGTATGCTACAAGGTTGCCATCCTTATCAGTGTATGGATAGTAATGTTTAGTTACCACTCCTTCCTCTACCCTTAAGCGTACATCATAGGCTCTTAACGTATCGGTATTGATGTTGCGCTCATTGATGGGGCCAACCTTTGTTCCCTCTAAGGTAGGGAGAAGAGAGGTATGCTGCGTCTTAGGAGTAGACATAGCTTCTCCTTCGTGTCTTGTCTCACAACTAAAGCACCATGTGTGACCATCCTCATATAATGCACAGGCATCAGACGAACCACAGTCATTACATGGCCCCTTACTTACGAGAGTCTGTGACTCTTCACTGAACTCCATCCTCTAACTCCTCAAGTATAGGAATTGTGGTTAAGCATTCTTGTTCTTCTTCAGACGAGACTATAAAAGAAGTGTCAGTCGATTCCGTGATACAATTAGTACACGGCTCATACGTACCATCTCTTCCTATAGAAACCTCATCTGTATTGAGTCTCTTGTTGCATATGTAACACCGCATTGATTCTCAAGCTCCTATGTTAAGTCTAGGTTAAATAGCCCGCAACGTCACCTAGGATAGTCGGGTATTCCTTATAAGAGAAGAAGGACCATTCCCCCTATTATCCAAACTTAGGCTAACACTGGGAAGGCAGAGATCGTGAGCATTGATGAGATGTCCACGTTCTCTTTAACCTTGTTCTTTCTAGTTGCCCCACTGGGCCGCAAAGGCATCCGCGATTCCCTTGAAAGTAAGTGAACGCTTTTTCCATCTATCCTTGGATGGACCCATGAAGTGGATTCTGGTTTCCCTACCTTCAACCACATTAGTGGGTTTGAGTTTAGGAAGCCCCTTAAGCCATAGACAAGTGGCCTTCGTTTCACCATGACCAAACATCCAAGGTTGGATAATCTGGTCTGGTTTTCTAATGCGTGTTGATATGATGGAGATGGGATTTTCCAAAGCAATCTTATCAATAGACGCATCAAGTAGAAGCCTCACGAATTCCAAAGCTTCAGCTTGTTCCGGTAATTTGTCCTTGAACCATCTTGCACCGGAAACTGCTAGATGGGTGCAGGGTGGATGGGCAATCATCAAGTCCCAGCCATCCCCTAAAATGTCGGCTACATCACCGACATAGTGGGGGCCTGTGCCTTCCTGCTCAAGAAGATCACAGGAAATGGCGTGATGCCCACGCTTAATGAAGGCATCACGGACCATTCCTGAAAATTCACAAGCAACAAGAACCTTCATACTTAACGCTCCTGGTAAACAGCACGATCATGCCCATCAAAGTGTGCTTCATCTTGCAACTCACCAACTACTTCGTAGTGACATGTCCGTCCTTTTGCATTGTCATAGTCAGACGGAATAGATACTACATCAGCAGGGTTTATCTTGAGGATCATAGTGTGACCACCGAATCCCCAAAAGCCACGGAGATACTGGATCGAACAGAAGTGTAGACCATAAGAACAAGTATTATCTCTTTCATCATCGACATCCTTACGATCCATAGAACAACGCATACCTACCTGATTGTCAAACGAGTTAGAATGACGATCCATATAGTTCTCGTTCACACTCTTGTAAGCGAGGAAGTGTCCGTCCTCAGTGATAGGCAACTCTGACTGCTCAAGGAACAGGTAG